CCTAAAACTCCCCTGATTTCATCGCGTCCGAAAGTTTAACAGCCCTCGAACCTACCTGTTTAGCCCATCTGGAATCCATCATCTCAATCGATGCTATTTCGTAGTTACCATCATAGATTGCAGCCCACATGTTCTTGAACTTGCACAATCGGGGAACCCCCATGTTAAATGCCATGTCCATCAGTATTAGCTGTCTTACACTGTCTAAGTCCTCGACGCAAGGATGAACTCGACACAATTCGTTTTCAACTATGCGAATGTCATTCATAGCAAGGTAACGAGCATCAGCCTCTGTAATACCGTGTTCGTAGATTACATCCATGTTAGGAATGTCCATGTACTCAAGTTCTTCTTTGGTGATACCCCTGTCTTTGAGGTTTCTACCTATACCTATAGTATCTATGCCCAAACTATCTTGGTACACGGTAAGCACCATGCCCTCATGTTGAATTAATTTATCTAGGAAAAGTTCTGTTCTGTATTTCATTTTCGTGACCCCGAACTACGTGACTTTGACTCTGCAGTGCTACTCGCCTCGTGACCCATCCATACAGCAAACGCCCCCGTCATTGCACCCACAACCGTCGATACAAACGCAGTTTGCTGGGTCGTTGCACTTGCACCCAGATCCATGAACCACTGAACTACCTGATAACTCATTAGTGTCATTGCTAACATCATCAGTCTTGGAAGGATTCGCCATGCTAATATTTTCTCCATTGTATATGTCATTTCTTACCAAAGAACTTTGTCGCTGACCGGACTCCAAAGCTTGCAGCAACGATAACGCCCAAGCTGTACTGGTACCATTCAGGCATTTGCTCCAATTGTTGAAATCCGTTACGTACAAGGTCTTCCATTCCCGGTATAAAAGCTAAAATAAGTGGTATGCTAAATAGTATGGTAAGCCATTCATCTTTCCACGATGTCTGGCTACCCTTCGCCATCTCTAAGTCCCAGTCAATTTCGCCAGTAGCTTTTTTCTGCATAACTATGGCTTCGGCTTGTGCCTTTGCTACCTTAGTAGCTGACTGGGCTTTCTTCTCTTCTACTTTGCCGGACATCCATGTGCCAGCAAGATCTGCTATTGGTCCAATTAGGGCTGTTAGCATTTCCACCTCTTTCGTGCTTGACGTAAACGACTGTTAGGATTTCTTGCAGCTTTCGGAAACTTCTTCATCTGTCCGGCTGATCTTGCACAGTAAGACTTGCGACGTTTAGCTGCTTTGCTTCCCGGCTTTACTTTTCCTGTTACAGCAGTTTTTAGTTTGCTTCCGGGGTTGGCTCTTCTATGAGCAGCTACACCTTTAGCTGTCATACCTGCACCAGACTTGGTAGGGCGATAATTCGCACCTTTACCTTTTGTGGTCTTAGGTATTGATTTTTCTCTACGCCTTTTTGACACGAGATTTTTTCCTTCTTGCAGGAGTTCGTTTTTTACCAGATGCAGTAACAGACCACTTTACTGCTTGTGGCCCTGTCTTTTTAGCTGCTTCTTTTTTACTTATACGCTTGGCAACTTTAGCAGGTCTACAAGCTGGGTAGGGGCGTTTCTTTTTTTCTTTACCAGAACGACCACACTTCTTACCAGTCTTTACGTCTATCCAGTTTTCACCAAACCATTTTTTTAAGCCTGTAGCAGCCATGCTTACTTCTTCTTAACTTTGCCGCCGGATTTTTTCTTTTGTCCACCCATGTTCTGCTGCTGCTCTCGCTGCCCTTTTAAAGCTTTTAGCGCATTCATTAGGTCTTGGTCACTAATTCTTGTTCCGCTAGGAGCAGCGGCTTTTGCTGCTTTCTTCATGGCACGAGCAATCTGACGTAAAGTTTTATTTCGGGCTGCATCACTCATAGCCTTATCTTGTTCAGCCCTTCCGCGAGGGCCACCCCTTGCACCTATTGGTTTAATTACTACTGGCATATCTTTTCTCCATTTTAAGCGTAAGTTCCACCACGACTTTTATATGTTTTAACTAACCATGCCGACCCGTATGCGCTGGGCCATTTCTTAAATTTACGTTTAGCTTCTGCCTTGACGCTTGCGTATAGCTTTGCATTCTTAGGCTTTGGGCTTTTTGATTTTTTAGCTGCCATGTGTATTTACCCCCGGCAAAGGTTGTTGCTTTTATCACGAAATAAATAAATGGTCAAGGGGGCAAGTTGCCCTGCCCCCCGACAGTTAATTAGGCAAAAGCTGCTGCAGTTTCTGCAGTTCCTAGCTCTGCAATTACTGCAAAGACACGACACTTACCATCGAAAGTTGCTGAGTTAACAATCATATCGATAGTATCAGCAGCGGTGTACAGTTTTGCTGTTCCTGCTGCATTATTAATTTCGTGTCCAGTTGCCGTAGCATCCAGAGCAGCAACATACAAATCATCATCAGCGTCATCACCTAAGTCAATAACACAACCAGAGTTGGATGTTGCAGTTAAGATTTCAACACCTGCCATAAGGACAAGTGTGTTAGCTTTCATCTCAAATACTTCTACTGAATCAGAAGTAGTGAGGTTAGTGCTTGAAAAATCAAGAACGACCTCGACAATTTGAGGCTTGATGCCAAGTGGAACACCAGCAACAGCATTAGTAACAGTATAAGTAGCCATTATCTAGTTCCCCCTATGCAAAGTCGATAACGCCGCGAACGATGGCTTCTGGACGTAATACTTTGCGTCCGAATACATGCAATCCACGAATGATATCGCTAAAGGTTTCAGTTGAACGTACAACTTCGGTCTTCGCAATGTGCGAAGCAGTTGCAGTTGATGACATGTGACCTGCAAGAACAAGGTTCTCAGAAGCGTCAGTCGCTAGACCAGTCATGGTGACTTGATCTGTACCGCCTGTTGAATTTAGGGCAGTTGACTTATAGCAATTAAAGCCAGCAATGTTGCCCTGCATAACAAGACCGTTACGCAGAGGTGAAGTACCGTCGCCAGTTACCTGAACTTCAGCAAACTTCGCACCCGCACCAAACAGGTTCTCGTAGAACGCTGGTGGAGCAATGAACCAACGGTTCTCTTCAGGAACGCTCTGGTCGTCCAGAACACGTGCCATCAGAAGCATCAAGTTGATTGCATTATCTTTGCTTGTCTTCACGTTGATAGGTGCAGCAGCCGTACCCAAACTTGTGTTTGTGGTAGTCAGTCCACCTGACACAGAAGCATCGTCGGCACCAGCAAGACCTGCGCCATCAGAGATAGCTTGCAAGACATTTGCATCGTACTTACGCTTTAGTGAAAAAGCACCTGATGAAGTTGCCAATGCCTCAAAGTTTACGTGAGACTGACGCTCTTCAATGTCGTCAATTTTAAACGCAAAAGCGTTTGCTTGGTCAACAACCATAGTTATTTGATCGTCAGCCAAGTCTTGGGGGTTAACCACAGACCCACGTGCGTAGGAACTTACTGTGATTGTAGGTTCTTTAATGATACGTACTGTATCGCCAAAGTTCTCAATTTCCCCCGCGTAATCGGTATTTGTAATGTCTTCAGCAACCGAAGCGCGACGGAAAAACTTGAGGACTTTTTGGCTAAATATTTCCGGTGTAAAATTACCGGAAGGCAGGTTATTATGACCTGATGCCGAATTAAAAGCCATTTGCTTTTCCTTCCATTTTGAGGTTTATTCTAAGAGTTAAAGTTTATTCGCCCTTCTGTTCGTGCTTGGTCGAGTTCAGTTTCAAACTTCTCGAACTCCCACGGTTTCATCTTGGCGATTTCTGAAGCTTTCCAAACCTTTTTATCTCCTGTAGCCTCTGACACAATGTCTTTTGCTTTTGGGGAGCGAATTGCGGCTGCTGCCGATTCATTTGATTTAGACCGTTTCTTTTTTGAGATACCCATATCTGCTTTATACAAATCGAGTACTCTAGAGGCCCAACGAGCATCGGTATTGTTATTGTAAATACCGTCAGAAATTGTCTGTGGCTGTTCGTCTAGCCAAGCTAAGAACTTTTCATCAGACTTAATTTCGGTAAAGTCTGGATGATTGTTCACAAGTTCACGGTATGCACTTTGAACCACAGTTTCTTTTTCGCGTTCCTGAATTTCAAGTAATTCTGACTGTAGGTGTTTAGTTCTTTCTTCGGCTTGCATAGCCGCTACAGTCTCAACAACTCCATATACATCAGGGTACTCTTGACGAAACTTTTCCAACTCTTCAACTGTCTTGGGCATTGGGACATTAGATGCCTGTGATGCCTTTTGCAGTTGCTGCTTTTCAGATTCAAATTCTGCAAGTTTTGCATCGTAGTGTCGCTTTAAATCGTCGTACCGTTTCTTGTAGTCGTGATTTGGCGATTCTTGTTTTGCCTCTACAAAGCTTGGGTCTTTTGTTTCTGTAGATTCGGGTTCTTCGCTTGCTTCTACTTCAGGGGTATCTTCTTCGTCTTCGTAGACTTCTTCACGATAGTTGCCTTTGTATAAGCTTTCGCTATTTATGGTTCCGAAAGAGTCGTTTGGTTTATTTGCGCGGTGTCCGCGTACTTTTTGTTTTGCCATTGTTTTACCTCATGTTGCGGGGCCACATGGCTGTGGGTAGCCGCTCCGGTTGTGTCAGGGCCGCATTAGTGCGGGTAGCTGACAGATTCTTTTACGGAAATTCTGGAGATGCGAACGTGCGGTAAAATTCATGTTCGCCTAATTCCGTAGAAAACTCTAAATCTTTTGACTCACGCATCCACTGACTAGGTGCGTCTGTGCGTGTGTAAAATAATGTATTAGGGTCTAAGCGGTTAGCTCCCTCTCTTTCAGGACTTAAAACATTTTGCGCTGCTGCAAAAGCTCTAGCTAAACCTTTATCTGCTACACCCTTCTTTACTTCTTTAGCACGATTAAAAAATGTAGTAGGCTCTAAGCCTGAAAACTGGAAAGCTCCTCGTCTAGTTTGTTTTAGCAAAGCATCGTCTAAAGTTTTTATATCTGCAAAATCATAATAGTTAGAGTTTATACGATTGTTTACTACTTCACCGATTGCTTCCATACCTTCTATAGAATCTGTACTAGATTTTGTTTCAGTCAAAAATAGAACAGTTAATTTTTCTTCGGGTGATAATGATTTTATAAAAGCTTTTATCTGCCCCCGTTGTGGCTTCCTACTTCCAAATTTAGCAATCTTTGCTTTTAACTCGTCAGATACTGGGAGAAAGTCTTCCATAGGAATGTCATCTCCAACGTCTGTAACATCTATACCTTGATCAATATATGCTGTTCCACCTTCTGATAAACCTATTTTATCGCCGTACATTGCCTGTCGTCGTTTTACTTCTGGCTTACCCTCATCGTTTAGTTTATCTAAAAACCCTTTGCCATGTTTCTTTTCAATAACTGCTACGACTTCAGGTTCTATGAGACGCTCTCCATCTGAAAGAGCAACCTTTATCATGTCGGTCTTTCCACCCTTTTTCATTTTTGCACGTTTAGATGCGTCAGCAACAATCTTGTCTAGTTTTTTTTCATTCTT